CCGAAGGGGTTAAACTTTGTTCGCGAAAGGAGTATGCGATGAGCGATGTGTTTTCGCTATTTGAAGAAGGCAAGGTCGATGCCGATAAGTTCGACAACGTCGAGAAGGACGGCGCTTCGCGTCTGTCCAATCTCATTCGTCAGTCACTTGATGTCCAGCGTCAGATCGAAGAAGCTGAACAGCATGTCAAGGATCTGAAGTTCAAAAAAAGAAAAGTGGATCAGGAAGACATCCCGATGCTCATGGAAGAGATGGGCGTCGATAGTCTTACTGTTGATGGGCACAAGGTTAGTGTCGCTAACTTTGTCCACGCACGAATCCCCGAAGACAAACGTGACGCAGCATATGGTTTCCTGCGCTCGATAGGCGAGGCCGACATCATCAAGAATGATGTGACGGTATCGTTCTCTGCTGGGCAGGACAACATGGCTGGCGCGGTTGTCGATGACTTGCGTAATCAGGGGTACGAGCCTGCACAAAAGACTCACATACATCCAAGCACACTCAAGGCTTGGGTCAAGAACCGTATTGAGTCTGGAAAGGACTTGGACTTTGACACCTTCGGTGTGTACGTCGGGACTGAAGCTAAAATAAAAAGGAGCTAGCGATGAGTGATATTACTTTATATCGTTCTGATGCACCCGACACCAGCATCGAGGCGGCTGATGGTCTCGACACAACCAAGCTCGAGGGCTTGGTGCTGAAAGCCATTAGCAAGTTCGACAAGGGATGCATCTCTGATGACATCCGAAAATACTGTGAGGTTTTCCACGGTATTCAAAGCTATTCTTCTATCACTGCACGGTACTGTTCTTTGGAACGCAAAGGACTAATCACCTACACAGGCGAAAAACGTCGTGGTGATAGTGGGAGATCACAAAGAGTAATGATTTTATCTAATCCTAGAATGGAGCAAGCAAATGGCTGAAACAGCAGTGCAAAAGAAAGACACGAATACCCTCCCTGCAACCCTGATGGCTGACTTCTCAGAACACGCTGGCGCTGGTATGGACGCCATTGGTACTGAGGATATGCAGATCCCGTTCCTGCGGATACTGCAACCACTATCACCACAACTGAACAAGAATGATGCGTCTTACATCAAAGGTGCGAGTTCCGGCGACCTATTCAACACGGTCACTGGTCAGTTCTGGTCGGGTGAGGATGGGGTGTACGTTATCCCTTGTGGGTACACCGTTAAGTATCTCGAGTTCCAGTTGCGGTCAGCAGGTGGCGGATACCAAGGTGAGTTGGATCCAAACGATCCAGACTTGAAGCAGACGACTCGTGAAGGTGCTTCGGAGATCTTGCCTTCTGGTAACGAAGTCATCCGTTCAGCCCAGCATCTGGTGATGATCGTAGACCCAGAGACAGGTGCCACCCAGCAAGCTATCTGTGACATGAAAAAGACACAACTCAAGGTGTCTCGTAAGTGGAATACACAGATGCGGATGGTCCAGTACCAAGGTCCAAATGGCCTGTTCAATCCACCAATGTGGGGCACCATCTGGAAGCTGACCACGGTTCAAGAGTCGAATGACCAAGGTTCGTGGAACAACTACGCAGTTGAACGCATCGAACCAACCGAGGTTCCGCAAGATACGTTCATCGCAGCTAAGTCTTTCTTCGAGTCATTTGCGAAGGGAGAGATAAAGACATCTGGTGCAACAGCCGAAGAACAGTCAGAGCCGAAGCAGGCTTCGATGTCTTCGGACGACGTACCATTCTGATCGGCGGGTAGTTGAGGCGTTGCACAGGGGGCAGCGTTGAAAAGGTTGATCGATCCCGCCATAGCTCAGTCGATCAGCCACCCCCTGCTTTCAACTTAGGAGCGATAGATGTCATTAACAAAAAGATTTATGGATGCTTTCGAGGGCTTCTCAGCAGCCCACGGGCAGACACAAATTTCAGAAGAGCGGCGCGAGGGCAAGCAGAAAGCTAAGTCATTTATTGTACGCAAGCCGCTGACTATTGAACTAATAGAGGGTCACCTCGAAGGTAAGTGTGGTGTTGGATCTATTCCTATTAACGAGCACAACAAGTGCAAATTTGGCGCTCTTGATATTGATCAGTATCCTTTGGATCTGGTGGGATTAGATAAGAAGATCCGCGACCTTGGTGTTAGTTGTGTTGTTTGTCGGTCAAAATCTGGGGGTGCACATGTATTCTTTTTCTTCACTGATTGGATCAGCGCTGGAGACTTTAAGGACAAAGCTGCGGAAGTTTCTGCCGTACTTGGTTATGGTGGCTGTGAAGTGTTCCCAAAGCAGGAGCAGGTTCTTGTCGAGCGTGGTGATGTGGGGAACTTTATTAACCTGCCGTACTTTGATGCGGAACAGACGTTCCGCCCCGCTATTAAAGAAGACGGTGAGGACGCCACACTAGAAGAGTTCCTTGAGCTTATCGAACAGCGCCGCACTACACCATCCGACTTCCTGTCACTGAAGCTTGGTGGTACGTCGGATCAGTTCAAGGGATGGCCCCCGTGCCTGAAGACTATGTTCGAGCAGGGCATACCAGAGGGTGGGCGTAACACAACTATGTTCGCAGCGGCTGTGGCCTGCAAGCGTGTGGATCCAGACAACTGGAAGTCACTGCATGAACAGATCAACATGAATTACTGCAACCCACCGTTGCCAGCCTCTGAGATCGTGCAGATCCAGCAACAGCTAGATAAGAAAGAATACTTCTATCCCTGTGACCAGCAGCCACTGGCTTCGTTCTGCAACAAGTCACTGTGCCGCCGCCAGAAGTATGGCATTGGCAAAGAGGTTGTCGAGGCTGACATCAGCGGCCTGTCTGTTGTGTTGTCGGAGCCACGGGTGTGGTTCTGCGACATCAATGGTCGTCGCCTCGAACTCAACACCGAAGAGTTACAGATGCCAATGAAGTTTCAACGTGCCTGCATGGAACACCTACAGTACATGCCGCCTACGATGAAGAATGCTGACTGGCAGATTATTGTGAACGGGCTGATGGAGAATGTGAACGAGATCGAAGTACCAGAGGAACTGACATACAAGGGCCAGTTCTTTGATCACCTCGAGAATTTTTGTACGGGCCGTGTGCAAGCTCAGTCTGCTGAAGAGCTGCTGCTTGGCAAACCATATACGGATGAGGGTCTTACTTTCTTCCGTTTAGATTCACTAATGACCTACCTGCAAAACAAAAAGTTTACAGAGTACAACCGTGGGCAGATTCAAGAACGATTGAAGGAATTGAACGGGGAAGGCGAAGCGCATGGTGTTAAGAGATTTAGGACAACAAAAGGTGACTCTAAACAAATAAGAGTTTGGTGGGTGCCTGAGTACAGCAGCAATGTTGATATGCCCGAGGTTCATATTCCAAGTAGCGAGGTGCCGTTCTAATGGAAACAACAATCTTTGGACCGCCCGGTACAGGCAAGACAACCACACTCATCAAGATCGTGGAGTCAGAACTAAAGAAGGGCACACCGCCTGAACGCATAGCCTTTGTGTCATTCAGTAAGAAAGCCGCTGAAGAGGCGCGTGAACGTGCTATCGAAAAGCTGGACATAGATCCTGCGGGTCTTGAATGGTTTCGCACACTGCACTCGTTTGCCTTTCAATGCCTTGGTCTTAGCCGAAAGGATGTGATGGGGCCGACAGATTACACTAAGCTGGGTAACTATGTAGGTCTTGATTTATCACCTCGAGGTTCGATGAGCACGGACGATGGTATGGTCATGCCTAGTGCGACCATTGGAGATCAGTATCTAAACATCATATCCTACGCTCGAGCGATGATGATCCCACTTGAAAAATCATTTGGGATAAAAGGTACTGACAAGATGTACTACCAGCAAGCTGAGTTGATTGAAGATGCACTTAAAAGGTACAAGAAAGAAACAGGCAAGCTTGACTTTACAGACATGATCGAGCGCTTCATCGATGAGGACATGGCACCAGAGTTCGATCTTCTAATTGTTGACGAGGCTCAAGACCTTGTGCCGCTTCAGTGGGAGATGGTGAAGAAGATCCTAGTTCCGAGGTCTAAGCGCACATATTATGCAGGCGATGATGATCAATGCATTTATTCGTGGATGGGTGTTCAGGTAAAAGATTTTCTTAACGCATCAGATGATGTTGTCGTACTCAAGCAATCTTTCAGAGTGCCCTCAAGAGTTCACTATGTAGCAAACCACATTGTCAACAGAATATGGAGCCGAATGCAAAAAAACTGGAAACCATCCGAAAGAGACGGGAAAGTTGTTTGGCACCGTGATATACTGGATGTGGACCTAACCAACGGCGAATGGTTGATACTTGCTAGGACGAATCATATTGCAAATATGGTTGCGCGTAAACTCTACGACCAAGGATACCTTTACTGGTATCAAGGCCGTGGTTGGTCCATCTCTCCCAATGTATTAACTGGTATCGAGGTGTGGCTTAGACTATGCAAAGGACATTATCTTTCCGCGATGGAACTGAAGACTTTTTCTGGAACGCTAGCCAAAGGTGTGCTTATCCGAGGTGGCAAGAAAAAACTAGAAGAGCTAGACCGAGAGATAACCTACTGCCTAGAAGATATAGAGCAATACCTAAACCCAGACATATCGAGTCAGAGCAAGTGGTACGAAGTGATCAAGGTCAGCGAGATGGAGCGGATCTACATTACTTCTGTGCGTCGGATGGGCGAGTCTATCTTGTCGGGCAAGCCGAGGATTCGGATATCGACGATTCACAAAGCCAAGGGTGGCGAGGCGGATAACGTAGCGCTTCTTTTAGCTTCTTCCAAAGCATGCGTTGAACCAGAAGATCAGGATGAAGAGCACCGTACATTCTATGTCGGTGCTACTCGTGCTCGTGAAGAGCTACATATAATAGATAGTATGGCACACAGTTACAGGTACAGGATATGAAAAGAGCAGAAGTATTAGATACAGCCAAGGGTTATGTAACACAGGATCGCGCATCTCAACATGGCGACGCGGAAGACAACTTCAAGAACATTGAGACTGTCTGGTACTGGTGGGACAGCATCAAGCCGGATGATCTGCCTGTGGGTGCAGACTGTGCAATCAAGATGACCCTACTCAAGATATCCCGGATAGCCTCAAACCCAAAGCATGCGGACAACTGGATCGATGCTTGCGGTTACATGGCATGCGGTGGTGAGGTAGCGACCAAAGATGAGTGAGCATCAGTTCAACTTTATTAATCATCCCAAACACAGAGATAACTTTCCTATCATGAAAAATAGTACAGACATAGAAGATCAGGAAGAGATCAAAAAGCAAGCAGCTATGCCTTTGGTTGAGGACTGGCAACCTCCGTCAAACCTGCCGGACTTATCTCAGTGCAAAAGGATTGCAGTTGATCTTGAAACTCGCGACCCAAACCTGATGCGACTGGGACCGGGTTGGGTGCGTAAGGACGGGTACATCATCGGCATTGCTGTAGCGGCGGGTGAAAGCTCTTGGTACTTT